GCTGCTGGCGCAGGCGTAGCAGCAGCAGGCGCAGCAGCAGGCGCAGCAGCAGCACTTGCGGAGGTCGTATCTATAAAATAGTTGTAGATCTCCTCAGGAGTTTTGCTGATAAGTTCTAACATTGTAAAGACCGTATTTTTTGTATCAAATGAAAGTGCCTTTTTGAGATCTTCCCAGAATGTTACAATATCCGCGGTTGGTACACCAAAAATCTCCGTGGTTGACTTCGTCTGCTCACCTACTTTTTGTTGAATTGCCGTAAACTTATCAGAGAATGAATCGGCAAATGTAGGAAAGCTAGGATAATTGGCAAGTTTCGCAAGAAAGAACAAATGGTGGAAAAAGCATAAAAATGCGACCTGCTTGATTATAAGTTGGTCAAGCCCGCTATAGGATTGCCCCGTTTTTATCATAAATAGACGTTCGTTAATATCCTTGCTTTTATCATTAGGATTTGTGAGTAACTTACGTACCGCTTCGCCGTTAAATGCTAGAATATAATTCGGCTGAATGCCGGTACTTCCTATAAATGCGGAAATTTCGGCGACTTCAGGTACGGCAGAGGGTGTATTATCCGTCATAACGATGGGAGTAGTATGAATATTAATCGTCTTATCAGTCTTTTTCTTATCTACATCTTCACGCTTGAGAACAATAAAAGCACCATCGATTGCGCCGCCGTCTTGATCTGTACCACTCGGGAATGATAACAGTTCGTCTAGACCATCCATTGAATTCTTCCTACCAAGGGCTATTTAAATTCGCGACAAATTTGATACCTTAATTCTCAGGAGTGTTAGAGGACAGATCGGCAATGGACGAATACGCCAACGAAGTTGAAGATGAGATTGTGGAGGAGGAGTATGAGGAGGGAGATATCCTAGAGGAGGTCGAGGAGGAACAGACCGAGCAACAGCGGGCGGAGGCGGCAGATGTCGTCAAGCTTTTCAAACAACATCCCGAGATTTGGATTCCGTATGAGGAGCAAATTCAGGAACGGCTAGTAATTAAGGCACCCGGTGAGTCCTCGGATGTATTCTCTGCCGATATGATTACGTCTCTACGTGACATTTCTCTTCTAGACGCAAATCATACAACATACCCATTCCTTACGAATTACGAGAAGACGAAGTGTATTAGCTTTCGTGCGAGTCAGATTAATAATGGAGCAAAACCGTATATTCTAGTACCAACCGGTGTAAACGATTCGTATCAGATTGCGAAGATGGAACTAGAGGCACGACGCTTGCCGATGATTATCAAGCGCCCGCTACCTGACAGTACCTATGAGGTATGGCGGCTCAATGATCTACTCATTCTATAATGCGACTCGCTGGGAAACTTTACCAAAGTTGAATACGTTCGCCGACAGGAATATAGCCGGGGTCTGATTCACTAATATCAAATGCCACATAGAATTCGGCGAACTGGCGTACAATGAGATTGACTCGAAGCGGTGCGGGGGCGTGTCTATCCAATAAAAGGGACTGTTCGGCTTTTTTGACACGATCCTTGTTTCGCCAAGAGACTGCGTAGCTTGTAAAGAATTCCTTATAGGCTTTCTTTTTAGCAGCATCATTATAATTGCCTTGTTTGAACTCCATTTCGAGTGCTTCAAGCGCAATAGAGACGCCGCCTAGGTCGGCGATATTTTCGGACAATGTTAATTCTCCGTCGACTTTTCCGCCCATATACGTTGCCTTATTGAATAGATCTACAAGGGCTTGGGACATAGATTTATATGTATCGGCATCCTTTTTTGACCACCAATCGTTCATGACACCGGTCTTATTATATAAGCGTCCGTCATCATCGAATCCGTGCGTAATTTCGTGTCCAATAGCGGCACCAATTCCGCCGAAATTCCAGGCGTGGCTGTGTTTGATGTCGAAGAAAGGGGGTTGTAAAATACCGGCTGGAATTACCATCATATTCTTATCACTGTAATAGTACGCATTAACTTCAAACACACCGTCTTCCCAGTTCTCTTTTTCGTTGATTTTACCCTTTTTAAGACGTTTTAACATTTGATTTGTATCATAGGTTGTAAGTTTGATTAGATTTGACAATAGGCGGGTCGCATCGATGGACACTTCATCGAGCTCAGCGTCCCACTTATCAGGATAGGCAACCTGGAAAACCATTGCCTTACACTTCTCGATTGCCTTTACTTTGGTTTCTTCCGTCATCCACTTGAGATTACGAATACGTATAATGGTCGCGTGTCTGAGATTTTCAACCATAGCAAGGGCGGTTGTCTTTAATTTAGTAGAAATAGAGTGATTGATATAGGCTCGACCTAGATTATGAGGGATATTCTCTTTGAGAATATTGAGCATCAGGAATCGTTGGGGTATTTTTTCAGTTGTGCCCTGAAGCTGTTTATTCCATAACTGAAAGTGGAGATCATCAAATGGAGATGGCAAATATTTCATAAAATGTACAATAGTTTGTGAGCGCATCCAGACCCGCCAGGTTTTCATAGAGTAATAAAAAAACATACGATTCAATGCTTCTACATAATTTTTGTTTGTGATGATGTATGTGGCATTTGCCGCCATCGCTGGTGTCATACCCCATTCGACCATCAGTGTTTTCCAAGGAATAGATGTATACATACGCGATAGTTCAGCAAGTGTATGCGGATCATAGGAGAAGGATACATCCTCGCGGTCGTTTTCGGGCGATAGATATGGTAGAAGACTCGCCTCAATCTCCACGGCGGATTCCAAACTTTCTATATGAAGCATCTGACCGATAACTTTGAGAACGTGGGTATAGGAAGCGATAGCCTTGTTATCGACACCCTTTTTATATTGTTGTTTTTCGGGTAAACCGAGTTTTGGTTCGTACATATATATACAGCGTTTGTTAGGAATATAGCGGTCATTGGCGACAATAAAACTGATAGGCGTATTTGCTTGGATACGATTTAGTTTGCCAATCATACGCGCAACATCCTCCTGATTATTCATACATTCAAATGATGATATGAGTCGCTGGATATCATAAATATTATTTATTTGATACTTAGGTGTTATAATACTTGTTACAAGTTGACTGAAAGGGTCGTTGGGTTTGGTTTTTACCAGTTTATCAATAATCTCAAAGAGTTCGTTTTCAACGCGGGTTTCGATTTCGTCGCTGACCGAGACGCTTGAATCGTATGGCTTAATTTTCGCAGATGCCTGCCATGCGTGATTAATATAAGTATAAAAATCTAGACCTCTTGATGCGGTAATAGCCGCATTGGGAGGGTTACCTCTCATTGTTTATGCCCTACTATAGGCTTAGATGTATTTTCAGGTAGTACCAGAATGACAATCGATTTATTACCCTTCGGGTGCTTTTTTTCGGATGTTGCGTATTTTTGGTGTGATAGTCCGTTACTTTTCCCGCGCCCGCGCATAGAATCTAATGGACTCGTTGCTACGGGTGGGATCACCTCAATACCATCCATTCCTAAACTTTATCTCCATTTTTTGTGCCACCGACTACTTAAGGAGTTCGCGCGACAGATTTATTTGCGTTCCACCAAGTTTGTAAGCGTGCCGACGCTGCGGAATGGTTGTCTTGGGTTAATAATTCGGCGGAAATTTCGTGCGGGTGCTCAAATTGGTAGGGACACGAATCTTCGTGGCAAAAAATCTCTTTCCACTCGGCGGGTACGTCAACTACGCGCTTCGTGTGTAAATCCCAGACTTGAACGCGTACATTTTTAAGTGAGGGAGCGGCGGTATTTGCGTAGTTCGGGAAGAATAGGTAGCGTCGGCGCCAAGTTGCCCAGGGTTCGGCACGAGTATCGGGATTAGGTCGGAGATTGCGGATATACTGGCTGGGCAAATCGGTGGGTGGTTTTGCCGAGATATCATATTCCCAGTAGCGGCGATAGAATTCCGCCCAATCATGGGGCGTACGTTTCTGTTCGAGATGAACGCGTTCGTGAAAAAGGATGTCGTTGCGGCGCGAGCCGGACCAAATGCTTTTGGTCATACGAATCGTGTTTTTATCGGTAGTATGTGGCAGGGCTTCCTTACATTCGTCATTGACGATTTGTACTATTCCATTGGGCGTTTGAATCGTTTCGAGAACACGGCATTCGTCGACGGACTGCGAAATATAATAAAAGACCCCAATGACAGCGATACATACTATGAATGCTATAACGTACCATAATAACATAGATTTCATAATTATTCCCTACACATTCAACATATTTTCGTACCCCGATATAAGATGCGCAGCAGAACCCGCCGCCGCCGCGCACGCCACCGCCGCGCAACTCGTAAAGCCCGTATTGCCTGGGTCGATCCTAACCTTTCTTACTTAGCATCAGGGGCAGGAAGATAGAGAACGCCACGGGTGCGTGGTCGCTCCAGGGTTTCTGGAAGATCTGACAACCAAGAAGGCGCGGTCCTCGGCGTACAAAATCGCAGAATTGACAATTGGGTCGCGCCCATTGTAAGGGAAACCAGGCGACGTGGTCCAGGTCTTCGCCGGTTGAATAAAACGTTGCTTTTTTCAACCGACTTTCGTCTACGGGTGTCATATACCGAATAAGCGGTTCTGGCGACCGCTCGCAGTTCATATCACCAACGACAAGCACCGCGTTCGGTGTTGTTAGCATCTTCAAGATTTGCCGATGTTGCGCTTTTCGTATATCGTACGTAACTTTTCGTCCAAATATCAATTCGAGTTCGGTATCACTTTGCATATGGGTATTTGCGATAATAACGACGCGCCGTGATATACGCTCACGAATTGTTGCCGCATGAAAGCCCTTGTTGGCGAAGATTTCCACATTATGATAGTCAAGATACGGATAGAAACAGTCGCTCACGTAATCGAACCGCACGGTCAAAAAAGCCATCAGAAGTCCGCTATTCACAAGAGTCACACCGCCGTCACGTGGTATCAACACATAGTAGCCGTTGCGTTTTAGGTGTTCTTTATAGTATTGCCGATTCGCCTCGACAAACACTTCTTGTAGACAAATGACTTGCGGTCGGCGCTCTTTGAGCCATTCGCAAATCTCCACGGAGGTATCCCGTGACCAGGGGAGTCCGTGGGTATTATAAGTGAGTAAAGTTAAAAACATCCTACTTTCTCCGCTCTTTATTGACGCCATTGTTTGCCGCAGTTGAGGCACCGAATGAATTGGGTCATCGGCTCATCCGCCGAACGCGTCTGCATCTCATAGTACGTACACTCACGCTTGCCGCACTTGGAGCAGCGGAACATATCGGTCGCCGCCGACTTATCCACCTCTAACATCTTCGCTTCGCGCTTAATCGACATTTCCACGTAGTTGCCCCACTTCTCGGGGTGGAGCTCCGTGAACGGCATTGCGGCGATATCGTGCGGCTTAAATTCGCCCTCCTTCAGGCGGTCAATCAGGCGAGTATTTCCCACGTAAGACCCTGAATCAATATTCGAGATGGTCCGCCGCGCACAGATCTCATATAATGTTTGAAATTCAGGATTTTCCCAGACGCGGCGAATAGTACGACGCTTTGCGTCTTCTAGAGTGAAGTTGAAAATTCCCTTTTCCAGGTCAATCTGCTCTGCGGGGGTAAGGGCTGCGCAACGGTTGCGAATAATAGCGCGAACCTTTTCACGAATAGCGGACATTTGACTCTTCATAGTGCCGAGTGTTTAGACTTCATTTTTCTTCAGTGGCAAAAATTGAATTTCCCTACGCCCGCATCCCAATTTGTAAAATGGGAAATAAGCGAATTATAGCAAAGCCAAATGGAACGCGCTGTAAGGTGTGCCAACGGACGCAGAAGATAATTGTTGAAACTAACTTCTGTTGGTGTGGCAATAAACGCTGTCACGAGGGATTCAGGATGAAGTCTGAAAAGGCACTCTGTAAAGTCCGCCGTTTCAGAGAGAAGTTCAAGCCAATTCTTATTGACGACTATTATGATGAAAAAATTGAGTCTGTCGCCACCGAAACGACGGATGAGCCACTAGAATGTTTGACTTCCATGCGTTCTGGCTAGGCTTTTGGACAATGATTTCCGTTCTTAGCGCCGCGCTGTATATATTTATCTATTGCTCTGAGTCCATTACAAATTGGCTATATAATACGTGTGATGAGATCAATGAATTTATTGATGA